TATCCTCTCCCTTTTAGATCAGTCGCCTATTATTATAATTTTAGGTTTCTGAGTACTATCGGTATTACATGATGTTTAGAATCTTGAATGCGCGATAGTAGTTGTTTGACAACACGTTTAGTGCGCCAGCGCCTTGGGTTGTACCTTCAGCAAATGGATTGGCAACTAGACCGTAACGAGTCTTGAAGCCGATCTTTGGTTGGAAGTTGTTTGTATCAACTGCACGAACCATTTGTAGAGGAACGTATGGGCAGTAGAAAATACCTGCGTCATAGGCGTTTGTACCTTTGTAACCCACGACAGCAAACTCTGATGAAGCTGAAGTTTGTGCATATGGATCGATGTACACTTTGATGCGACCAAACATTGTACCGGCAAATGTATTGCCTGTATCGTCAACTGTTAAGCTAACTTGACCTTGTAGTGCTGAGTTGTAATCAAGGATGCCAGCCATTGCGAAAGCAGAAGCAACATCTGACGAGCAGATCATGATGTTACCTTTACCGCGACGAGTTGTCTTGGCAATAGTGTTTGCTTCGCGTTCGATTTGGAATGCAAGACCTTTGATCTTTTCAACCATCCAACGACCGTTTGAATCTGTGTCTAGGTCGAAACCACCAACTGTTGTTGTACCAACTTGGCAACCTGTTTTGGCTGTACCATAGATTGTACGAACGACTTCACGGTTGATTTCAGCAAGAATTTCTGCTGATAGGATGTTTGCTAGTTCTGTTTCTGCGTCAAGACCGTGAACTGCTTTCAAGTCTTGTGCTAGTTCGATTGAGTATTCTGCTTTCAAAGCGCGTGTCTTTGCTGTAACAGTAACTTTTTCGATTGAGAATGCCATCTCAGCAGGTGTTAGATTTTCTGCTGTTGCTGTTGCCATTGCTGTGCAAGCTGCTGCGTTACCAACGAATGTGTTGTTGGTGTTTGCTGATAGACCAACAGTTAGAGACTGTTGAGCACCTGATGTACCACCAAAACCTGTGTTAGCTTCGTTGTAGAAGGCTTCTGAAGCACCTGCTGTAACGTTTGCTGTGGTGTAGGTTGAACGCATTGCGAAAATCAAACCTGTAGGACCTGTCATTGGCTGAACGCCGCAAACGTCATAAGCGATAAGATTTGGCAATGAACGGCGAACCAAGCTGATTAAGATTGGATCGAAACCAGCAACTGGACCACCAGCAGCGGCTGAACCACCAAAACCACCTGTACCTGATGCGTTTGCTGGTGTTGCTTCAGCAAGCATCTGACCTGACTTGATCATTTCAACAGCTTGGTTTTCAAGGATAACTGCTGTAACTGCTTTACGATATGGGTCTTTAATAGGGGCTAGATCAGGATGATCCAACACACCTTCCCATTTCTTTTGTAGATTCTCTGAAAGATACATTACTTTCTCCTTAGATGTTACTAATTAAATTTTTGTTTTTGAAATTGCTTGAGAAACGGCAGCAACAAATGGATCGTTGATTTCAACTTTCTTCTCATCTGTTTCTTCTAGTCTCTCATGGAGTTGTGTCTCATCAGCCTTTTTTGTGCCTGATGGGAAGTAGTTCTCACGAATAGTCTCAAGTTTTGTTTTGTATTCTTCCTCTGTGGAGAATTCAACACCCTCTGCGAGTGATTTGATTTTTTCAACTTGAGTTGCTGTAAGACCTTCACACACCTCACGGGTTACTTCATTCTTGCGCGACTCAACGAGTGCTTTGGCGAAAGAAATACCACGCTCAATTTCTTCGTTAAGTTTGCTTTCAAGTGTTTCGACTTGATTTGCAAGTTCGTCAACTAGGTCAACCTTGTCTTCTGGAACATCAATGTAATGTTCTGCGAATAGACTGCGTAGACCATTGATGAAGTCTTCAGTGATTTCGGCACGGAGACCGGATTCAACTGCGATTTCGTTATCTGTCAACCATTGCTCAACAACGTAGTTTAGATAATCATCAACTTTTGTTGTTAAATCGGCACGAATTGACTCAACGGCTTCACCTAACATTTCGGCATATTTTGCTTCAACTTCTTCTTCAATCTGTGTAATACGATCATTTACACGGGCTTCGAAAATAGTTGAAACTTTTGATTTGAATTCTTCTGAGATTGTAGAATCGTCAGCAAACAATGAATCAACATCTTCTTTCATCTTTGCTTTCCAATTCTTCTTCTCTTCCAGCTTCTCATCGGTTTCAGCGATAACTTCTTCGTCTGAAAGTTCTTCTTCTTCACCCATAGTCTTCTTACCACCACCAAGTTTCAATTGGGTGTCTGAAGAAGCGGCTGAAGGCTTAGTAGTTGGAGCAGTGGCGCTTTTCGCACCGGCTGTTGAATTCATTTTAGCAGGTGCATAAACGTCATCACCTACTTTATTTGAACCAACATCTTGACTTGGGCCACCAATAACAACGTGGCTTGAGTCTTCAGGTTTTTGCATTGGCATAGCCGGTGCTTTACCCTTGCTACCTGCAAGGATTTCTGCTGCGGCTTCCATAAGTTTGTTTGTTGCCATTAGGAATCTCCTTATGATTTCTTATTTATAAAATTAAAGTTTTCTGAGGTAGTTTTCGAACAATTTTAGAGCAACTTCCTCAATCTGCTTGGAAGACGCTTTGATAATCTGTCTCTTTGCGTAGTCAAAATCTGACTCTACAAACTTGCCTTCAACGAACATCCATTCTCTATTCTCCATGATGCCATTAACAAAAGCACCAGGAGCCGAAGGATCTGCAACAATATCTGCTGCTGTTGCTAGTTTTAGATCGTCTTGAACAAGATTGTAACCCTCTTTTGTTTGAACAAGAGAGCCTAGAGCGCGAGAAGAAACACCAATACTCACATCATTGTCAATAAAATTCTTTACAATTTGTCCATATGGTGTTTCAAGAATACGAGCTTTACCATGAAAAGTATTTCCATCTTCAACCAAAGAAACAATTTTATGTGAAACTCTTTCTAGATTAATTGATGGAGTATCAGGATGCCCTAGTTCACCTAAAGCACGGTTTGTCTTTACATACTCTTCGTTATAACGAGCAACTTCGTTGCGTAGAGTGTCCATTTTGTACATACGATTGTTGCGATTGACTGTATCACCAACAAGAAAAATACCTTCGATGTACATTTGTTTTTTACCATCTTCTGTTTTTTCAGTAAGATAGCGAACTTCTTCAATATGTTCTTTAATAAGTTTCATTATAGAGTAACTCCTGTGTATGGATCAACGTTGTATGTTGCGTTCTTAGCTAACTCTAATACTACAGTTCCACCAGTAACGACTTCGATCACAACGCTTTGAGTATTATTATTTGCTATTGTATGCCCA